AGCGAGCATATTATAACACGAACGCCGCTAAATTACAAGACCCTCGTTATTATTTTGTAACCCACACAGTTTTTGTTACAAACCCCTGATAATTACACACCAATTGTTGACAGTTTTCCACAGATGATTTATAATACATAGTAACACCCAAACACCTCTAATCTGTCATGCCTAATTATCATTTAGCAGAGACACAGAAAGCTTATACAATCACACTAAATCTGTCAGTTGATGATGACTTTATTCCAGAGAATATTAACTGGACAAAGTTACTACAATTGAATGATTATGAGCAGGTCGAAAGTATCATTGAGGAGGGGTAAATTAGCAGACCATTTATAACACTTAAGGCACACACAGTTCTTGACATTAACTGTGAGGCATGTTATGATATTAAAGTAACAACAACTCATAGGAACAGTTTGTAATACTCACGCATGGCTAATATGCCAGTCGATAGCTTATGCGTTTGAGCAGTGATTTATGCCCTTATGTTATATTGGGGGCGGCGGGCGTGTCCAAAAAAAGCAAACTACCCTAACCTACAGAGGTGACAATTCGCTTTAGCTATATCGATATATAAAAAAATCCCCGTGGCCAAAAACCACCTTATTACTTTTTTTATCTTATTATGTTTAATGATGTATTTGCCATTAAGTTTGCCCGAATAAAAGTAAATAATTGGGAGAAGAAAAAAGGAATTATATTAAAGAATGCAGGGGAGTTAATATATGAAAATCACCCGAAGGGAGAATTTTTAGAGACAAATTTTGCGGAAGCCAAAAGTTGCGTTGATAGGATGAATGTCACGGAGATACTCGAAGAAGAACTAGGTGAGTTTATGATAGGATGTGGGGGAAGAGTATTACTAAATGGGTCATGGTTAGAGAGAAGCACAAAGGGTATGTCTCATAGTATTCACAATCATGGAGCATTAGGATATTCTGCTGCCTGTTATGTTTGCTATGACCCTTTAGTACATACGCCTACACAGTTCATAGCACCATTTAATAATCCGATTAATGGTATGATTACCCAATATGAACCTGATGATATAGAGGAAGGAGATCTAATATTATTTCCTTCATACCTACATCACTATACAAAACCTAACTTATCAGATAAGGAAAGGGTTGTATTATCATTTAATTTACACTGTATTACTACATAAAGAAACAGAGGTTTTATGGAGACCATAGACGACACAACATATCATATCTACGCAAAGGAGAAGTGTTTGTATTGTAATCTACGTGAAGATGACTTTGAGGAGAAATGGGAGATGTTAAAGATTATGATTGACCTTCTTGGTGGTGAGTATACAGTAGACGATTTATCATATGAGAGATTGGCACCTAAAGTGGGTTATGGAGGGCCAGGGAAGGTTATAGAGGAACATAGTTATTGATGTATCAGAGATATAATTACGAAGATGCAGAGACATTAAATCCAAAGTTATATAATGCACTACCTCTAGGAGATAAACCTGTAGTGGGAGGAGGTCGTAAGAGTAGTCTTGATATTCATAGGCAAGGAATAGAAGAAGTTGATACAATACTTAAATGGATTGGTAGTCTAGTTCCGTTAGTAGCACACAAGTATTCAAATCCAAGTCATGATAGGTTTGAATATAGAGATTACTTACCACCTTCTGATCATGGTGGAGGAAAGTATAATTTTAATATTGAAGGATTTAATCTAGCACAGTGTTGGAGTGTATTGTATAATAAAGGTGATGGTGTAGAGAAACATAATCATTTTCCTTATGCACTATCTTTCTGTTATTATATAAATGTGCCAAATGGTTCTTCTCCTTTAATACTAGAAGATAATATAATAGATCCAAAAGAAGGTGAAGTAATATTCTTTCTTGGTTCAGCATATCATAGTGTTCCTCCCTGTAATGTTAATGATAGATGTGCATTAGTTGGAAATATAAGATATCTTGACATATACATATAATTGACTTATAATTAATGAAGCGAGCTACACAGTATGGCTAAAGGATTTAAAGTAAAAACAGTTGCACCAAAAACAAAAGCTCCTGAATGGGATATTGATGCAATTAGAGAAAGAATGAAGGGTAAGAAAATCGTCTTCTGTTTACCAGGTAGAGGATGTTCTTATATCTTCCTAAAGAATTTTGTTCAACTATGCTTTGACATGGTTCAGAACGGGATGAGTATTCAGATCAGTCAAGATTACTCATCTATGGTAAACTTTGCACGTTGTAAGGTTCTCGGTGCAAATGTATTACGTGGCCCAAAACAAATACCTTGGGATGGTAAACTAGAGTATGACTATCAGTTATGGATTGACTCTGACATAGTGTTCGATACTAACAAGTTCTGGCAGTTATGCGATCTATCTCTTGATAGTGAAGGTAATGAAAAAGAGATCACTGCTGGTTGGTATGCAACTGAAGATGGTCAGACTACTTCTATTGCTCACTGGTTGGAAGAAGACGACTTCCGTAAGAACGGTGGTGTTATGAATCACGAAACCGTTGAGACAATGGGTAAGCGTAAGAAGCCTTTCACATGTGACTACACTGGTTTCGGTTGGGTATTAATTAAGAATGGCGTATTTGAGAAACTTGAGTATCCTTGGTTTGCTCCTAAGATGCAAGTCTTTGAATCGGGTGATGTTCAAGATATGTGTGGAGAAGACGTATCATTCTGCTTAGATGCACAGGATGCGGGTTATGAGATCTGGGCGGATCCTCGTATTCGTGTAGGCCACGAAAAAACTCGTGTTATTTAAGATTAACAAACAACTGAAAACCGAAGAGTTATGGGATCTCGCTTCTGAGATCCTCACCGAACTCTCTCGAAGGGATAATGTCTCTTATCGGATACAAGCAACATCCGAATCAGTTGAAACCAAATTGAAATCCTTACAATGATTATGGCAATAGCAGCGTGGCTCGGTTTGGGTGTCGTAATAGGCATCCTCCTAACCGTTTACATACTTAATCTTTATAACCCACATTAAATTATGGCAAAAGTAAAAACAGGTCTATTGGGTGGAACTTATGTTGAGTCGATACCCAAAAAATCTCGACAAGGGAATGGAAAGCACAGTAAAATGTCAGCGACTTCTCGTAACAAAGCACGAAAGAGATACAGAGGCCAAGGAAAATAACATATTTGGTGTCTAAATAAGAACAAATGTTCTTTTAGGCACTTTTTTAATGCAAAGGAGGAAAACTATGGAATCACAAATGCTTCGAGAGATTGCAAATGATAAATTGACTCCGAAAAAACGTGATATTGAGAGTTCTAGCGACTTTTTTGAGCGTTTAGCAGATCCTTTTGACTTAGAAGTGACTAATGAGGTGGAAAGTTATGAGGTTATTTCTGAATACAAATAAATCTTAATAAATAACTTATATTGTCTATATAATTTTCAATGCCAGCTCAAAGAGTCAGCAAAGCCTTTAAAGATCTTAGTTTATCATTTAAGTTTAACCCCTTAAGTGGTGATTTAATTGATTTGAAGAATGAAAATGCCATTGCAAGAGCAGTTCGTAATATTATATTAACAACTCCTGGTGAAAAAGTCTTTGCCCCTGAATTTGGGTCTCATGTGGGTGAAATATTATTTGAAAATATTAGTGAATTAACTGCTGCATCGATAAAAGAAGAAATTGAGAACTCTTTGCAAAATTATGAACCAAGGGTAGAAATTATTGAGATCTATGTTAACCCAAATTATGATTATAATAATTATGATGTAATTATCAGTTATAGAATTGTTGGAATAGACGTTCCACCCTCTCAAGTCGAATTTGCCTTGCTTCCATCACGATAAATGTCACTATTAAATTTTACTAGTCTGGATTTTGACCAGATTAAAGACAATCTTAAACAATATCTACAGTCCAATTCGAATTTTACGGATTATGACTTCGAAGGGTCTAATCTGTCAGCAATTTTAGATGTTTTAGCATATAATACTTACATTACATCATACAATGCCAATATGATCTCTAATGAGGTCTTTATTGACAGTGCAACCCTTAGAGAAAACGTAGTTGCACTCGCAAGAAACATCGGATATGTTCCAAGATCAAGAAAAGCATCAACATTATCAATAAATTTCTCTGTAGAACCTGGAGTTACCCCTCCACCAACGTCAATTACATTAAAAAAAGGCCCAGTTGTAGCTACAAACTCATTTGGAGGTCAATCTTTCGTTTTTGGCATCACAAAAGACGTTTCTAAGTCAGTAATTGATGGAGTTGCTTATTTTTATGATGTAGATGTTCATCAAGGCACTGTTGTTGACCAATCTTTTACTTATTCTAGCGAAAATCTCAATCAAAGGTTCATTTTATCCAATGGTGGCATCGATTTAAGCACTTTAACAGTAAATGTAAGACCAGCAGTTACTTCTTCACTACTTTCCAACTATACAAGGCAAGATAGTCTCTTTGATGCTGAAACTGGAACCGCAATTACTGGAAAATCACTAATTTATTACATTCAAGAGGTAGAAGATGAGCAATATGAGATCATTTTTGGTGATGGAATCTTTGGAAAAGCACTAGAAAACGGAAATATTGTTGAAGTTTCATATATTATCTCTAATGGTGCTGATGCAAATGGTGTTAGTAACCTAGCTTTTAGTGGAAAATGCACTTATAATAGGAATGCACAAGATTATACCATTACAAGCGGTATTTCGCTAGTTACGGCTGACAATCCATCTAGTGGTGGAGAGGCAATTGAGAGTGTTGATTCGGTTAAAAAGTTTGCTCCACAAATTTATGCAACTCAAAACCGTGCTTTAACCTCAAATGACTATGAAATATTAATTCCAAATAAGATTTATCCTGAAACTGAGTCAATTTCAGTCTATGGAGGTGAAGAATTGGTTCCTCCACAGTATGGAAAGGTGTTTATTAGCATAAAACCACGAACTGGTGACTTTGTTCCCAATGCAATTAAGGAAAATATCAAAAGAGACCTAAGAAAATACTCTGTTGCAGGTATTGTTCCCGAAATTCTTGACCTAAAATACTTATTTTTGGAAACTGATAGCAATATTTACTATAATACTAGTAAAGCTCCGAATGCATTATTCGTTTCTACTGTTGTAACGAGTAATGTCAATAAACTAGCTAATTCTGCGGAGTTAAATAAGTATGGTGCAAGGTTTAAATACAGTAAATTCTTGAAAGTTATCGATCAAAGTCACGAATCTATCACTTCTAATATTACTACAATACAGATGAGACGAGATTTGAGACTTGCAACTGATATTTTTGCTGAATATGCAATCGATTTTGGTAATCAATTCCATATTTCTTCTATGGATGGGTATAATATTAGGTCTAGTGCCTTTAGGGTATTAGATATATCACCTGACGTATACCTTTTTGATACTCCAAATGTCGATAAAAAGACTGGAACTTTAGGATTATTTTCTTTAGATGCCCCTGGATCAACAACTCCTAATGTTGAAAGACAAAATATTGGAGTTATTAACTATGTTACAGGTCGTCTTACTTTAAATCCTATCAATATTACATCAGGTAAAACAAAGGATAAACAGCAAATTATGGAAATTTCTGGAATTCCTGAGTCAAATGATGTTATTGGATTACAGGATCTTTATTTACAACTAGATACTAGTGAGATAGAGATGGTTGTCGATGAAATTGCTTCTGGAGCAGATCCATCTGGTTCTACATATACTGTTACCCCAAGTTATACCGCAAGACAGATAACAAGATAACAACATGCCCGATAAAAGAGTTCAGATTAATAAAGTTGTAACAGAACAACTTCCTATTCACATTAGGGATGATAATCCTTTAATGGGTGAATTCTTGAGTCAATATTATCAAGCACAGGAATATCAAGGTGCTCCGATTGATATTATTAATAATTTAGATTCTTATATTCAATTAAACAAATCTGGAACTCTTGTAGGATTTACAACACTTATTACTGATGTCACTGAATTTGATAGTCAAATAATTGTTAATAGCACACTGGGATATCCTGATAGTTATGGATTATTGAAGTTGGATGATGAGATTGTTACATATACTGGTTTAGGAACTATATCAGATTCTGTCATAGCTGGTGTAGGAAGCACTGTTCATAAGAAGACATATGGCACCTTTGAGGGGTGTATTCGTGGATTTAGTGGTATTACATCATTTAGCAATCCAGACGAGCCTGAGGAGTTTATATTCTCTGATTCAAAAGCAGCAACTCATAAGGTTGGAATAGGAACTTCTGGTGGCCAAGTTGAAAATTTAAGTGTTTTATTCTTAAG